GTTGCGAAACAAGTTGTTATTGATTACATTAACAATTTGCATCCGGCGAAACTAATGTATTCTATTAATCATGTGTATAATAAACATAAATTAGAGGAAAAAGTTGCAGAAAGTTTAACAAATTAAAGACTTTTAAAAATATTCTCCTTTAAAAATATTCTCCTTTAAAAATATTCTCCTTTAAAAATATTCTTTTAGATTAGTAAACATATTAACACCTGTTTCACATGCATACGAAATAACTGATCTAATGTTTTCATCCGTAAAATTTTCTTGCGAATTAAAACTCATTCTAATAATTGAATCTGTGTCATGTGGGTGCATTTTAATAAATCCAATATAATCCAATACTTTATCACCACTAAAATAATATTCTTGATGTAAAATATATTCGATTACTTTTCCAATTGTGTAATCTTCGTTTTCTAATGTTATGTCCACTGTATTACTCATCGTTGTTTTATTTTTTTCCATGATAAGTTTATCATTTTGACATATTTCGTTAATTTTTGTTAATCTTTTAGTTATACTATCAATGGCTAAATGAATTAATTCCATATTTGTATAAACTCCAACGGTTTCTATCTTGAAATCAAAACTATCTTTAAGAAAGAATCTTTTTCCTTTCAACAATTTCCAATTTTTTTCAAGTTGATCAATATCATCTTTGGAATAACCTTTATCTTCCAATTCTTTTTCAGATTGTTGCCACTGAGATTGCTGTTCTACTTTATCCGGGGTATTTGCATATGCACAGGTTGAAACAACATTGTACATGCCATTATTAGCGGCATTAGATATAGACAGATTGCATTCTAAGTGCAACTCTTGGCCAGGAATATCTCCTGATATTTTGGGACGAAGTCTAGAAAACAATATATAACCATTCGTGATCGGATCTGGTGGAAAAATTTCTTTAATAACTTCTTCATCTAGGTATGTATCAGTTGATGTATTTTTAATTTTAAAATCTTTAGTAGTAACATAAACCATAGAATCAGAGTCATTTATTTCATTAATTTCGATAATAAGATCTTGAATTGAATCATGATCTTTAATATGAACTGGAATACACCCTAATCTTTGTTTTAAAATTTCATTATTAAAACGTGTAGTATTCTTAATAATATTAATATTATTTCCCTCTAACGAAGTATCCATTATAACTGTATTAATATCGCTTATAATAGTTCTTCGTAAAGCATTAGCAATACTAACATTTGTGTTTTCAAGTGTAAATGTTAAAATACCATCAGTCTCTTGTGATTCTTTAACACTTGGTAAAATGATAGAACTTTTAGGAGATTTTTGTGATAAACTTTTTTCAGAAGATTGGCTCATATACTAATTACTAATATAGTTTTTTTAATATAAAATTTCAATTTAATGTTAAATTTTAAGTTAAATTTCTAATAAATTACACTCTGTGATATATTAATGAGTAGTGTTTTATATTACAGTAAATATTGTGAAAATTGCAAAAAATTATTATATGAATTAGGTAAAACAAATATATCTAAACAAATACATTTTTTATCAATAGATAAAAGAGTAAATAAAAGTAATAAATTATTTATTGTTTTAGATAATGGATGTGAGGTTTTTCTACCACCAAATATTACAAAAGTCCCTTGTTTATTATTACTAAATAAAGGTAATAAAATCATTGTAGGGGACGATGTTATGAATTATTTTAGACCACAATTAGCACAAAAAAAAGCAAATGCTACAAAAACAAATGGGGAACCTTTAGCATTTTCAACATATGAAATGGGAACAACTATGTCAGATAATTATTCTTACTTAGATCAAACAAATGAATCGATGTCTGCAAAAGGAGACGGTGGATTAAGACAAATGCATAGTTTTGTTTCTATGAACTTTAATGATAAAATTTACACACCACCGGAAGATTATGAACCTGATAAAGTAGGACAAGTTGATCTAGGAAAATTACAAGCCCAACGTGATAGTGAAATAACATTACCCCCACAATAATTAACATATAATAACCAATAATCATTTAAATAATAATATTTATATTTTTGTAATAATGTCTAATTTAGTAAAGGTGTTTAATGATCATCTCATAGAATTTTTAGATGATGTTATAACAATATTTCCAGAAAATACTGATATACAAACCGGGAGAACATTTATTATAGGTATAAAAAAGGTAAATCCTAAAAAAATAATTAAATCGTGGAAAATGTACATTAATGATAAATATATAGAAGAAATTGATAAGAATAATATGGATTTTTTTATAAATAAAGATTATACACAAGACTTACAATATACTACTGGAAATGTTAATAATATTATTAACAATGTAAAAAAGTTATTACTAAAAACATCACAAGAAAATAAAGATAAATCATTAAAATATGTTAAAAATTTATGCAAAATTTGTAATTTATATTATGCTAATAAATAAAAAATATACTTTATAAATAGTTTAATTTAAAAATTAAATTTTAAATTAAATTTATAATGAGTGAAAATCAAAAAAATCCTGAAGAACCATCTGAACCTAAAAAAAATATTGAAGTTCCAAAAGAATTTCAAAAAGTATTAAAAGATTTTTATAAAGATATTTTACTTGTTTTCCCAGAAATGAAATATAAACTAGAAGATACTACTATAGATTTTTTACAAGAAAAACATAATGGGAAGGAAATTTTTGAACATTGTTTAAAAGTTTATCCTGAAAGATTTTTTGATATTTTGTATCAAAATAACGATATTTTTACAAATAACGATATTAATACTAATTTTTTACCAAATATTGATTTTAAAAACTTATGGAAAGAAGAAATTAGCGATAATACTCGAAAGACTATATGGAAATATTTACAATTAATTTTATTTTCCGTTTCTAGTTCTATTAAAGATGGAAATGATTTTGGAGATACTGGAAAACTTTTTGAAGCAATTGACCAAGATGAGATGAAAAAGAAACTTGAAGAAACTATGAAAGAAATGAGCGAGATGTTTAATGAAACTATGGATGGAGAAGATAGAGAAAACTTTATGAATAAAGATGATTTGCCAAATCCGGAAGATTTACAAAATCATTTAAGTGGTTTAATGGATGGTAAATTAGGAAGACTAGCACAAGAAATAGCAAGTGAAACCGCGGAAGGTATGGATATAGACATAGAAGATGATGCTAATGTGGGGGATGTTTTCCAGAAATTATTAAAAAATCCAACAAAACTAATGGATTTAGTCAAATCCATTGGATCAAAACTAGATGATAAATTAAAAAGTGGAGAGATAAAAGAAAGTGAGTTAATGCAGGAAGCAGCAGATCTAATGGAAAAAATGAAATCAATGCCTGGTATGAAAAATATGAATAAAATATTCAGTAAAATGGGAATTCCTATGGGAAAAAATCAGAAAGTAAGTGCAAATGCAATGCAATCCAGATTAAATCAAAATATTAAGATGTCTTCTCAGAAAGAAAGAATGCTTAGAAAGTTAGCAGAACGAAGAGCCCAACGAGAAATGGAACAAATAAATAAAAAAGTTGAAACAAATTATAAACAGATGAAATTTAAATCAAATGACGGTGAAGTAGAGAAAAGTTTAAGAACGAATCCTAAAAAAAAGAAAAAAAAGAAAAAAAGAAAAAGTAAAAAATAAATTAAATAAAAAATAGAAAAAATAACTTACTATATATATTAATAATGATTAACTTTTGGTTAGACAATCCAAATATACTATTAGATAGAAATTATATAACAGAAATTTTTCCAAATAAAAGTTTTAGTTTAGCACAAAAACTAAATGCAATAACTAGACTAATAATTGTAATGACAGTTTTAGGATATTTATTTACAAGATCAAAAAAAATTCTGGTATCTTCTGCAATAACATTAGCCATTTTAGTTATTCTTTACAAAACAAAAAGTAAAAAGGAAGATTTTTCCAACTTCGGTAAACAAGATTTAGAATATTATAAAAAAGAAAAAAAAACAGATAACTACATAAAAGATACATTTACAACTCCTACAAAAAAAAATCCAGCAATGAACATTTTATTGGATGAGTATAAGTATAATGTAAAAAGACCGCCAGCAGCGCCTATATATAATGACCAAATTAAAAAAGAAGTTAATGAAAATGCAAAAAATGAAAATAAAAAATTATACAGGAATTTAGGAGATAATATACTTTATGAAAATTCGATGCATAATTTTTATACAATGCCAAATACAAAAATTCCCAATAATCAAAAAGATTTTGCACTTTTCTGCTATGGAAATATGCCATCATGTAAAGAAGGTGATAGTTTACAATGTACAAAAAATAATGCAGGATTACGAACAACATAAGTTTAAGAAATAAAAATAATCTTAAGTTAAATATATATAATGTCAAGCATCTATAACTATACATTTGATAATTCAACAAGAATTGGTAATGATAAATGTGGTACAAGTGAAAAAGATGTCCAAAATAAAAACTTCTCCAAATACCAAACACAGAGTTATTTTGCATCTGATGGTGATATGGGTAAACCCATTCATTTTGCTACAAAACAACCAAATGTTTTTTACAAAGGAAGTCATCAAATGGGCATTGGTGGAGGCAATGTAGATGATAATTCAAAAATTAAAATTGGAACAATTCAAACAACAACCAAATCTCGAATTAGTTTACAACAACGTCCATTTTTAACAATCCCTTTTTTAGGAAGAGGTCCATCTAGACCAGTAGAAGAATCACACCTCCAGCAAGGAGGGTATTTAGGAAATAAAAAGAGTTGTAAAACTATTATGGAAAAATCATTGAGAGATGAACAAATGGAATTAGTTCCATCATTAAAAGCAAGTATTCAAAATCCTGCAAACATATGTGAAGATGTAGCGGCTGAAGGTTGGATCCGTGGAGGTCTTCCATCACGTGACTTAAGCAGAGATAAAGATTATTTTGTCAAACATTAACTATAATATTTTAATAAATACTATTTTTAATAAATATTATAATTATGATTTAAAATTTAACTCATAATTAAAATAAGAATGTATAATTATTCCTATAAAATAACATATAATAATATTTCTGAAAAAGATCAAAATGAAAAATATAAAAAAGAAATTTTAGAATGTTTTAACCAACGAAATTATAACTATGAAGAAATTGCCAAAATCCAAGACCATATATTTAACACCTTTGAAGAAAATGAAAGTTTTTTAAAATTAATAACATATTACCAAAAAAATCAAACATTTATTCCTATGGACATATCATTAAAAACATGCATAACTCTTTTATTTCAGTTCGATTATTTATTTAAATTTCATGATTGTTTAAAAGATTTAAACAAAGATAATAAAATTTCAAATATAAATTACGAAGATATGATTAATTTAATAAAAAAAAATAATTAGATAGATATATATGTCGTCATTAAAAAATTCACCGGGTATGTATGCTTTAGAACAAACAGATAATAAAAATAAACAAGGTTACTTAATGAATATTTTACCACAAATTCCATATACAAATCGATATGCTGGTTTTGGAACAAATGTGGGAGCAATGAAATCAGGTTATTACCATAATATTTTATCAAATAACACAGCAAATATTGAAAGTAATTTATTTAATATTAGAGAATTTGATTTAACAAAATCAAAAACAGAATTTAAACCTTCTCTTAATACATTAGGAGAGCAAACATTTTTTAGTAAAAACAATGTTTTTGTTCCAGAACCTTTAGTTGTTCAAAAAAATCAGCGTCCTGCTGGGCCTTTCTCAGGAGTTTAAGAAACTTAAGCAATAATTTTAATAAATTTTCTATAATAAAATATTTATTAAATATAAGTATGGCTTTTACCAGATTTAATTATGATGATGCTAGAACCAAAAAAAAATTACAAGAGGCAACAGGTAGTGGAAGATATATATTAAATGTTCCAGGTAATGGTTCAAATCCTACATATTTTGATGATCCATATATTAGAGTACAAAAATGGGGTGCAAATTTAAGAGAAGTAATAAATGGTGGACCAATCGACATTGATAGTGATTTATCTGGAAGAACAAGAAAATTAACAAAATATTGTCCAAAAACTAAATTTAGTAATAATGGAGTTCCATATTCTGTTGAAAAAAGTTATCCTCAAAATAAACAATGTATGACTCAACAATCAAGAGCAAGTCATCCAGCATGGATGTATAGAGCCCTTCCGCAAAATCACACATATCCATTATTTTTAGACCCTCAAGAAAATACATGTTTAACATTTCATAATAACTTAAATACACGTCTTTTAGAAAGAGATCATTTTGTCCCAAAAATTCCTTGTTTAAAAGAAAAATAATTCTTATAATTCAGTTTATTATATTTAATAAAATATATTTTATTATATATAAATAAAATGGCAGAAATAGCAATACCAATTGTAGCATTAGGGGCAATGTATATTATTTCAAATAAAAAAGAAAAGAAAAAAAATCCAGTAGAATCATTTACTCAACGTTCTTTGCCTAATACAAATCCAATTGTTAAAAATTTTCCCAAAGACACCCATGGTGATGTATTAAATGAAACAAACGTTCAAACATACAAGGGTTTAAAAAATAGTACTGAAAATTATTATTTACCTGAAAATTATAAAAAGGCATTAAATAACGAACAATCAAATGTAGGAAATTTTCAATCTTTAACTGGAAACACAATCAATTCATCAGAATTAGAACATAATAATATGGTTCCTTATTTTGGTGCAAAAATTACCCAATCTACGAGTGATAATAGAGGTTATGAGAATCTACTTGATATTTATACTGGTTCCGGAAGTCAACAAAACAGAAAAGAAGGAATAGCACCTATGTTTAAACCTGAATCGAATATGACACATATTCACGGTACACCTGTTAATACAGACTTTTTACAAGAACGCCAACGATCTGTTTTAACAAGTAAAATGAATAACACTAAACCATGGCAAGAAATAAGAGTTGGTCCTGGATTAAATAAGGGATTTAGCAGTGAAGGAACTGGTGGATTCAATTCTGGTATGAATGCTCGTTCTGCAACAATGCCAAAAAATGTTGATCAATTAAGAAGTCAAACAAATCCTAAGGTAACATATGGTGGAGTTACTTTAGGAGCATATGCAGGTAAAGGTTTAACAAATGCATCAAATAAAATGATGATAGGAAAGATGGAAAAAAATAGACCAGATACAAGTTTTGAACATGGTCCGGGTAGATGGTTTACAACAACCGGTGGACAAAAAAAACAAACAGTTAGAAGTAATATTATTATGCAACCAGAAAATAGAACTACTACTACAAGAGAATATTTTGGCGTAGGAACAGACCGTGAAGCAAAAGGTCCCTCACAACATGGACAATATCAACAGGCACATAAACAACAATTATCCGGTCCTGCCATGGGAGGTGCATCAGGTAGTGATAAATGGGGGGCAACAAATAAAGATTACGGTAAACAAAGTTATAAAGCCCGAATGAACTCTAGAACATTGACTGGTGAAAATAACAACAACTTAGGTATTGTTAGTGGCGTTGTTAGTGCATTAACGGCACCTGTATTAGATTTACTAAGACCATCTCGCAAGCAAAATGTAATAGGAAATAAACGTCCTATGGGTAATGTTAGTGGAAGAGCAGGTGTTCATAAAGAGCCAGTATGGAATCCCAATGATACTCCTCATCATACAATTAGAGAACAAACCGAAAATACCAAGCATTGGATGATGGGAAGTAATAACAAGGGAGATGGATATATTAATAGTAATAATCGTCCTACTCCTCAACAACGTGATACAACTACTAACTGTTACTATACATCAGGAAGTGGTGCGAGACCAGGAACTACTAACCCTAGACCATATGACGCAGATTATAATGCTCGTTTAAATCCAAATAAAGAAATTTTAAGCCGTGTTGATAGATATAATATTGGTAATCAGTCATTAGGAAGTAATGTTCAGAATGTTACAAATCTTAGAAATACAGCCACAAATCCAGTAGAATTGAGAGCAAATATGCCCAAAGTAGCCGGGTCAATGCAAACACATGGTAGAATTTCAGGAAAAAATACTAGAGAACGTGCAATTAATTGTGCTAGAAATAATCCAGGTATGGTTCAAGCATTACAGAAAAATCCATATGCACAATCACTTAATAGTTGGGCTTAAACTTTTTATACCTTTTTCAAAAAAAGGTAAGAAAAACTAAAAATAAACAAAATAAACAAAATAAACAAAAAACAATCAAACATTTTTTTATAAAAATTAACTTTTTATAAAAAAAAAATCTTTTACATATTATCTATGCAGGTTTCTGCAATTTTTGCAGTTACAAGATAAGGATCCATATTACTTGCAGGTCTTCTATCTTCAATATATCCGGATTTATAGTCACAATTATGTAAATCTCTAGGGATACGAATAGAACATCCTCTATCCGCCACTCCAAATGAAAATTCTGTAATGGGCGATGTTTCATGAGCACCGGTTAATCTTCTATCGTTTCCTTCACCATAGACGGCAATATGATCCATATGATTTTCTTTAAACTTTTCCATTAATCCCATTACATATTCTTCCGAGCCATTTTCTCTCATAGTTTTAGTACTAAAATTTGTATGACATCCTGCACCATTCCAATCACCTTGAATAGGTTTAGGGTCCCAACTAACTACAATATTATGTTTTTCACACACTCTTTCCATAATATATCTACTTATCCATAATTCATCTCCAGCACTTAAGCCGTCACATGGTCCTACTTGATATTCCCATTGTCCCAACATAACTTCAGCATTAATTCCAGAAACTCTTATACCTGCCTCCAAACATTTCATATAATGTTCTTCAACTATCTCCCTCCCAATAATATTATTTGTTCCTGTTGCACAGTAATATGGACCTTGAGGTGCTGGGAATCCTAACGTACCATTATGATTAGGCCATCCTAACGGAGTAATACCATTTTTTTCAAACAATGTATACTCCTGTTCTATTCCATACCATGGTTTTTCATGCATACGATTTTTAAAAAGAACTTCTGCATATTCTCTATTGCAACCCAGTGCTGGTTTCCCATCTACAGTTTCACTTTTACATAAAACTAAAAAACTATGAATATGTTTGTATGGCAAATTCTTTCTGAAAGGATCTCTAAATAAAGCACAAGGAACTAGTATAATTTCTGAATCATCTCCGGGTGCTTGTCCACAACTAGACCCATCATAATTCCATTTTGGAATATCATCAATACCATTTATATTTTGATAATAAGTTCGTGTCTTACTTCGCAAACTTTGGTCCGCTGCCAACCAAACATATTGAAGCAAATAAACTTCATGTTCTATAGGATTAAATTCAGCCATTATCTATAATTAATATATTTTATTTTTAAATTCTAAAATAAAATGATTTATTATTTAATATACTCCAATAAATCAACCAATCTATGACTATACCCCCATTCATTGTCATACCATGCAACAATTTTAAAAAATGTTTCGTTTAATTCTATACCTGCTTTTTCATCGACTATACAACTATGAGAATCTCCTATAAAATCACTACTAACCAATTCTTTATCACAAACTCTTAATATACCTTTTAGTTCACTTTTTTCAGCCTTTTTCAAACAATTCATAATTTCTTCATATGATGTAGATTTTTCTAAATGAACAGTTAAATCGACTACAGATACATTAGGAGTTGGTACACGAAGTGACATTCCATTTATTTTACCTTCTAAATCTGGAATTACCTTCCCTACACATTTTGCTGCACCAGTTGTACTTGGAATAATATTATTTAAACAACATCGTCCTAATCTTAAGTTTTTTCTTGACTTATTATCGAGTGTATTTTGACTTGATGTTGTTGCATGTATAGTAGACATTAACGCGTTTTTTATTTTAAAATTTTCATGAATAATTTTTGCTAATGGGGCCAAACAGTTTGTAGTACATGAAGCATTTGATACAATAATTTCTCCGTTATATTTTGTATGATTTACTCCCATAACATACATCGGTATATCATTGGATGGACTAGAAATAATAATATTTTTGATTTTTTTTGAATGAAGATGTAAATTTGCTTTTTCAATAGTTTTAAAAACTCCTGTACAATCAATTACATATTCAACATCCGCTTTATCCCAATTAATATTTTCAGGACTACGTTCGTTAAATCTAAACACTTTATTTTTATTTATAGTAATAGATTTTTCATCTCTATATGTAGAGTTGACTAGAAATTTACCATGAGAACTATCATATTGTAAATATTGCAAAAATTGTTGATTTGTCATAGAACAATTTACAGCAACAACCTTTATTTCTTCTCCTTCTAATCGCTTTGCTTCTATAATTCTAAAAACTAAACGACCTATTCTACCAAATCCGTTAATACCTATCCGCATTTTATAATATATATATATATCGATTATAATTTTTTTTAAATAATTATAATAATTAGATAAATTTTTAATTAGAGATATAATTTTTTTTATTTTATATGGAATTAAAAACAGATTATGATTTACATAAGAAAATTCAATTAAAACTAGATTATTTTATCAAAACAAATAAAATTCCTCATATTATATTTTATGGACCAAATGGTTCTGGTAAAAAAACACTTTTATTAAACTTTATAAATAAAATTTATAATAATGATAAATCAAAAATTAATCAATATGCGATGTTTGTAAATTGTGCACATGGTAAAGGTATTAGTTTTATACGAGATGAATTAAAATTTTTTGCAAAAAAAAATATCCATAAAAATACAAGTTTAATTAAAAGTATAATATTATTAAATGCTGATATGCTAACTACAGATGCACAATCAGCACTTAGAAGATGTATAGAAAAATTTAGTCATACAACAAGATTTTTTATTGTTATAGAAAATGAAAACGGTCTTTTAAAACCAATTTTATCAAGATTTTGTAATTTTTATATTGGATTACCAAAAATAGATTCTACGCCAAAAAGTTTATATTGTATAAAAAAAGAAAAGTATACTAATTTAGACTTTTATAATAAACGACAAAATTATCTTAAAAAAAAATTAAATGATAAAAATAATTATAAATCAGTATTAGAATGTAATAATTTAGTAACTTTATTATATAATAAGGGGTATAGTTGTTTAGATATTATTAAATATATTGAGCAAGATAAAAAAAATAAAGAAAAACATAAATTTTTAATTTATTTTGATATAATTCGAACTGAATTTAGAAATGACAAATTATTAATGTTAATAGTTTTAAATTTATATTTTATGCGGAAAAAGATAGATTTAGAAAATATATTAACAATCTAAATGGACGACTATAATGTGAATGTTTTATCTGAGGCAAAAAACGAATATTCATCCAGACTTGTCACAATATTGACACCATTAATAATTGAAGGTATTCGCTCAATATTTAATGAGGCGTGTAAACTTTGCGAAGATAATGACGAGGAAGAAAAATATCTCATGACATTTCAGAACTTTTTATCTAGAGTTCCTAAGTGGAATACCACAATTATTGATGAAGAAAAAAAACGTATTTTACAATCAAGTGGCTGCAGTTATTTAGAAGATCTTATTATATGTGTTCATATTACACAACTTAAGATTTTAACATCTATACGTGTTTCTCAAAAACAAAAAAAAATAAATATTGACATACCTAAGTTGGAAGTATTTATTCATAAATGTTATGTTTATCTTGCTAGAAAATTATACCAAAATGTTTATTTATTTGAAAAAGATTTAATACCATTAGATTTTCAAAAAAACAATAGAGAAATAGAACTTTTGTGTCAGGAATCTATTTTACAAGTTACGAGAGATAGTATGCCTATTGAGAAAATCCTTAGAGCATATATTGATAGAACAGTTGATGAAGAAGTATTGGAAGAAACGATTGAGAAAACTGTTGAGGAAAATGTTGCCAAGAAAATGGAAGATGAACTATCTAAGACAGAAGAAAGTGCGAAAATTGCATCAGATAATACAAATAAAATAACTAAAAATGATGTTGAAATGAATACTATTGAAAAACCTGAATTAAATAAAAATAAAGTAGAAGAACCAGAAAAATCTGAAAAACAAGATGCAAAATCTAATAATAATGAAAAACAAGCACAAAATATTAACTTAATTATTGAAACACCAAAATCAGAATTAAATAAAAAAGAAGATGTTAAAAATACAGTAAAGGAAACGGTAGATACATTAGTAAATTCTGTAAGTGCTGCCACAACTGTAAATAAAGAAACAACATCTGAACCCTCATCGCGACTTTCATTTAATGATAGAGATTCTGTACTAGATATGGAAACAAACAAAAGTAAAGAAATAAGTGCTCCAAAAACAATCAAAAGACTTGAAAAAATAAGTAAAGAACAAAATGAAAAAAGAAAATTAGAAGAGGCGGAGGAAGATGATGATGATGATGAAAAACTCCAAATAATGGATAATACATCTATTAAACTAGATACTTTAGACATTCATAGTTTAGATAAAGAGGTGAAATTAGAACCAAATATTATCCTTGATAGTATTGAAGTATTAACCTAATAAATGCGTTGAATATCTTATATTATTTTTATAAATAATATAAAATGTCAAGTTCTATATTTTTAACAGCCATTGCCGTTTCTCTTGCCTATTTAGTTTTTCGCTTTATAGAAATGAGACTTAT